TTCGAATGGCGGTAGCGTAGATGACGCCGCCGGTGGCGATGTAAATTTATCTGTGTCAGCTTTAGATGCTAAGTCTTTCATGGACTTTTTAAACCGCGGGGGGCTTAAACAAATTAAACAGGCGCTGCATGAAAACAACCGAAATTTTGCGACAGATAGCGGGGTATGGTAAATGGCTTTGAAAAAGTTTCCGGACATACAAAAAGCGGCATGGAACTCCTCTAAAAAAGAGACTTGGAATACAACAGTGAAAAAAACAGGCTCCGGCCGAAGGCGGGCTATGACGAATCAGTTGTATCCGGACTGGACAATCAGTGTACAGTTTAAACGGTTGACCGATGAAGAGTCTCGTAAAATATTAGGCTTTTGCGCGCTGCAGAAAGGGGCGCTTCTTCCGTTTCTTTGGTTAGATCCGAAGGATTATCAGGTAAAAGGCATACAACTCCCGATGGTTTCCCCCGGTAAATATCAAGCAGTTATGCAAGTCGGGGAGTATGTAGAGCCCGCCGCGTATATTGAGAATGCCACTGTTTATCGCAACGACGCAAAAGTGCCGGCATCGGATTATACGATAACGGACGGGGTAATCGTTTTTAAAACAGCTCCGGCTGGCAGCGACGTCATTAAGGCCGATTATACGTATTACTGGAAAGTATGTTTTGACGACGACGGACTGGGAATCACAGAATTATTTAGAAACTGGAACGAAACGGGAAGTATCAAGCTGAGGGTAGTACGATGAAGAAAGTAACAACTGACTTAGAAACGTATCTGAATACAGAGAAAAGTTTTACGTCTTGCGATCTGTATGAATTGACACTGTCAAACGGAAACAAATACTACTATGCCGATACAGATCAGGACATTGTATATAACGGAAGAGCGTATCAGCACAATGCGCTGCTTATTAAGCGCAGTCAAATTGACTTGCAGAGTGATGTTTCGGTAGACACATTGACTGTCACGATTTGCGCAGATCCGAAAGACAAAATAGAAAATAAACCGCTGCTAAGAGCAGCTCACGAAGGCGTTCTTGATGGCGCAGTATTAGCGCTAAGGCGCTGTTTCTTCCGTGGGGCATCAGTATTAGGTGCAATCGGACTGTTTGCGGGGAACGTTGAAGTTAAGCACGCAGGCGGCGTGGATCTGCAGTTGTCCGTAAAATCAAAGACGCAAGGGCTGAATATGAAATTCCCGATCCGGAAGTACTATCCGCAGAAAGCGTATAGTACGTCAGGAGAGGGGGTTATCAGCTCGACGGATATAGATAACGCGTCGGTCGTGGCGCCATATGTGCCTTTGAAAGAGATACTTATATGACCGTCGGCGAGAGAATAGCTGCAGAAGCGCGGGCATGGCTCGGAACGCCGCACGTTAATATGGCAAAAGTAAAGGGCGTAGGCGTAGACTGCGGTATGCTGCTAATCGGTGTGCTCGAAGGCGCACAAATAATAAAACCGGATACAATTAGCGTCGCGCCATACTCTAATATGTGGCATTTATCGCATTCAGAAGAGTGGTTTCTGAGGTACGTACAAAAATATTGTGACGAAGTCACCGATCTACAAATTGGTGATTTTTTGTTGTACAAGTACGGTCGCTGCATATCTCATGCAGCAGTATATATTGGGCAGGACAGAGTTATTCATGCATTAATCAATCAAGGTGTGATAGTTACAGAGATGAGCGATGTTATGTTTTGTGACCACCGCGGACAGTCGCGACTTAAGTACATCTACAGGTGGAGAGAGGATACGGTATGAGTTTTTTCAGGGGGCCGAACATTGTTACTCGGGCTAATAAAATCTCAACGTTTACAGTTAATACTGCGGAATACGGTACTGCTGTTCCGGAAATCTATGGTACAACACGTATTGGCGGGAATATTATATATTACGATGATTTTACCGCGCACGAGCACAAAGAGACCCACCGGGCAGGTAAGGGCGGCGGGAAACAAACTAACATCACATATACATATTCCGTGGCGACAATTATTGGACTCTGCGAGGGTCAGATAGCAGGTATCAATAGAATCTGGAAGGATAAAGAGGTCTACAATTATCCGGCTGAAGAGGTTGGACTGTCACTTTTCGACGGCGCATCTACACAGTCGCCGTGGAGTTATGTAGCGCAGCACCATCCGGATAAATCACTTCCGTACAATGGTTTGGCGTACGTGGCGGGAGTAATCGATCTGGGTGACTCCGCAGCTATGCCGACGTACAACTTTGAAGTAAAAGGTAAGCTGCTTAGTACCGGAGACGGTGTCGACGTTAATCCCGCGGATTACATAAGAGCGCTGTTAGACAGAGTCGGATTGTCTGATGTCAATATTGAAAACCTCGACGAGTACCGAAAGTACTGCAGAGAGGCAGATTTGCTGATTTCTACGCCGGCAGATGCCGACGAAAGCGCTGTGCGCGACATCGTTAAAGAAATAACAGGGCTCACGAACGCGCATATTTTTTGGTCTAACGACCGGTATAAAATTGTCATAACCGAAGACCGTCCTGCGGGTAACTGGACGCCGGATAAGACTGTACAGTATGACCTGACCGCTGATGACTTCATCCCGCAGTCTGACGGAGCGCTTGTCACATATCAGCGGAAAGACTCCGCGGATATCTATAATCGTTTTCCTGTTGAGTTTAGTAACAGAGCTAACAGCTATGAAAAAGAATCTGTCGCTTATCAGTTTTCAGAAGATATCGCGAATCACGGACTCCGGCAAGCAAATACAATAAATGCCCGGTATATGTACACGAAAGAACGAGCCGTGAAAGTAGCCGAAATGGCCGCGCGCAAGAATAGGTACGGCAGAAACCAGTATACTTTTACTCTTGATTGGGCTTTTTGCAGAATAGAGCCGGGCGACCTAGTACGTATATCAGATAAGTATAGCGGGATTGATAAGCAAGTAGTCCGAGTAACAGCAGTTACCGAAGACGATAGCGGAATGCTTACAGTTACGGCGGTATCTGTGCCTCCGGGAAACTACTCCGCGGCTACGTATGATGTACACGATGTAGATCGTCCATTTATTGATTACAACAAAACCGCGCCGGATACTGTTCCGGTTATTTTTCAGCCGCCTGCGGATCTTACCGCCGACGGCTTAGAGCTGTGGATAGCCGCGAAAGGCAAGGCGGACGGCTGGGGCGGATGTACTGTGTACGTTTCTGACGATAACACAAATTATCGAACAGTTGGGCAAATTGCAGGCTCCGCGCGGTGTGGTAAATTAACACAGCCATTGTCACCGATGCCGAATCATCCGAGCGGCAATCAAGCAATAGTAACATGTAATGATCAGCTGCTTAGTGGTACTCTGCAAGACGCAGAACGCAAGAATACGCTCTGCTGGATAGACGGCGAGTGTATGAGTTACATCAACGCTAATTTGCAGTCGAACGGAGCGTGGCTACTGACGGGGTTATACCGCGGGCAGTGTAATACGGCTGTCAGAACGCACGCTAAAGATACAGACTTTGTCCGGCTTGATAACTCGGTATTTAAAGTACCGTTCGCGAAAGATGACATCGGCAAGAAGATTTACCTCAAATTCTGCTCATATAACATCTTCGGCGCAGGTCAGCAGGATCTGTCCGAAGTCAAAGCTTACGAGTACACATTAGCTCCGTACTACATCCCGCCCGTTACGAATTTAACCGCATATAACCGATACAGACAGCTCGCGGACGGCGTGTCTCGTTATGATATCGTTGTCAGCTGGACACCGCCGGAACTGCAGTCTTATTTACAAGGTGACGTATGGTATAAGACAAGCAATGGGCAGGCAAAAGATCTCGTTATCAAAGAAGGTACGAAAGGCTCTGAACTCGGCTTTGACGGAGAGTGGACGTTTGGCGGCAGCGGAAAAGATCAAGTCGTCATTCCGCAGGCTGTCGTCGGAGATATCTACCTGATCGCGGTCTGCACAAAAAATGAATGGGGCGAAACGACAAGCCCGGACACATCTCCGCAGCTGAAAATTCTTGTTGCGCTTAAAACAGAAATTCCGAACACCCCCGACGGATTCGGAATAGATTTCGGTGCGGCGTGCACTGCCGGCTGGAAAGAAGTTACGAATACCGACGTCGCTTTTTACGAAATTCGAACAGATGATAACGCGGGTGCAGAAACGTCTGGGCTGTTAGCACGGACAAATAATCTGTCGGCGATACTGCCGCTGACAGAACGAAATGGGAAGTTGTATTTATACGCAAAATCAGCCATTGGTAAATACTCCGCCCCGGCGATACTGCAGTATAACAAGCCGATACCGAAAAAGCCCAATCCGCCTGTGCTCACAAGTACAATCGGTGGTTTCGGGCTGACAGCAGAAGCGATTCCGAAAGACTGTGCCGGCATGAACATTTATATAAATGGCACGGACGGGCAGAAGACAATCAAGACCGAAAACAACAGCTACAGTCACACTTGCGGCGCGGGAATCTATGATGTCTCCATTGCTTATTATGACCTCTTCGGCGAAGGCGAGAAATCCGAAGCAAGCCGTGTCGTTGTCAAAGTATCTATCTCAAAGGATATGCTTGAGGACGAAGCGGTCAGCCTCGCGAAAGTAGACGCGTTAGTTAAGCAAAAGCTCAACGACGGCGCAATCGCAAAACAAGATGTTACAACGATCGTCTCAAACCTCGGCAATCTTATGCTTGCAAAAGCAAATTACAGCGCCATTGCACAGATGACAGACGCCATCAATTTGAGGGTGCAAAAAGGCGATGTCATTAATCAGATCAACTTGTCACCGACAACTACGACGATTGCAAGTAGATATCTACACGTTGGAGCCAAAACAGTCATAGATAACAACGTCATTGTGTCAAGAATGCTTGCAGCAAAAGCCGTTACAGCGGATAAATTAGCAGTTACAAGTCTATCAGCAATCACAGCTAATATCGGCATATTGCGGACAAAAACAAGCGGAGCAAGGACGGAAATTAAAGATAATTTGATTGAAATATACGACAATAACAACTTTCGTGTAATAGCGTTGGGGGTGCTTTCATAATGACAGTAGGGCTTAGAATTTATCACCCGCAAAAAGGCATGATTTTAGACATTACAGATTCGCTTACAAGAATACTCGAAAGCTTTACAGCAGATACAGCGACCGGAAGTAAAACAATTGACATTAAGGATAACGATAGACTGTTTGTGTTTTTTGTGCCGGAAACTTCCGAATACACGGCGCCACTACAGATAACAACATCAGGAAATCAAATCAACTGGGTATACCGTGGCGATTTTAATGGGGTATGCAAACAGAGGATCTACTATGGCACTTATTAATTTTTTAGAAATTTACAATGCTGACAGGCACCTTATTATTAACAATAAGTATAAAAACTTAAGGTTATTAAGAGTAGATAAGCTGCCGGTACCATCACAGATATCCGAAGGCGGGGGCAATTGGAAATGGTACGAATACGAGATTGATTTTAATATGCAGTACATTCCGGCGGTTTATTGCGGAAATCCACAATATTACGTTACCGCCGAATTAAACGGCGGGAAAATGACGGTGCAAGTACACGCTCCCATGTCGGTACCGATGACACCGGCGCAGGTACATGACGCAGTAACGCTTTATATATTTACCGAGAAATCCGATCCGGACATATCAGGGGCAGGGCTGTTTATATGGAACTCCGATACGAAGGAATTAGTATTTAATAGTAAAACTCCGTACTTGCGGGTTGTCGGCAGTCACATTAAACCTGAAATATCTACAAATGACACAGCAGGGATTGCTTCTGTTATGCCAGAAACGACTTTCCCTTGCGGCAAGGTGGCCGCTATCATGTTTTCGATGCACGAATTTCAAAGGAGCACACCGCAAGTAGTAGTTCATAGCTCGCTAAAGCTGAACTGGGTCAATTCAAATAGTATTAAATCACAATGGCTTGCGGATAGTGCGATCGTCAATCCTGGAGGCGATATACGCATACCGGGCGGTGTTTTAAGAATCACATGCATTTTATTCGTAAACGTGACAGGTTATTAAAAAGGAGAGAAAAATCATGAAAAGAACATGCAAAGTCAATGGTAAGGTGTCGTATCCACAAAATGATGGAGTATTAACGACGTTCAGCTTTCACAATCCGGAAACTGGCGAAGTCTATGCTATGTCGACAACAAGTCAAGAAGAGACTGACGAACTGAACTACGGAGACACGGTCACGCTTGAGATTAAAAAAGCCGGGGTATCCGAATGAGACCGCAAACTTTTCAGCACCCGGAAATAAGAGATGAGAATGACAATATTATTAAGCCAGGATCATTCGGAAAAAACACGCCGTTTTGCACGAAGGGGAATGACGGTATTTTAGACTACATTGCGAACGACCTTGAGTATCTATATGAAAACGGGGGCAGCGGCGGTAGCGGAGCAGGTCCGAAAGGTGACCCAGGTCCTAAGGGCGACCCCGGACCAAAGGGTGACCCAGGTCCTAAGGGTGCCGACGGGAAGAACGGACAAGACGGGGCAGCGGCAACGATAAAAGTCGGAGAAGTGACGACAGGTACCTCCGCTTCGGTGACAAATTCCGGCAATAGTACAAATGCTGTATTTGATTTTGTCATTCCGGTTTCCGGCGGCGGACAGGGTATTCAAGGCCCCAAAGGAGATCCCGGGCCTAAAGGAGACCCCGGGCCTAAAGGAGACCCCGGACCGAAAGGAACAGACGGAAAAGACGGAGTCGCTGCAACAATCAAAATCGGAACGGTAACAACAGTGGCACCAGGAACGAGTGCTAAGGTCACAAATACTGGAACGGCTAACGCAGCAGTGTTTAATTTTTCGATTCCAAAAGGCGAAAAAGGAGAAAAAGGAAATACGGGAATACAAGGTCCGCCGGGACCCGCGGCGGATTTATCGCAGTACGTAAAGAAGACGGAAATTTTTGATGGTAACATGATTAAATTGCCGAATGGTGCAAAGATAGGAGTAGAATGATGGACAAGCTTAAAATTATTAGACCGAACGGAGAAGAAGAAATCGCAGAATTGACGACTGATAAATCGTTAGTAGGAAACAATTATCTGAAACTCGATATCGGCGGCGTGCCGCATTACGCAAAAGTCGGAGATGTTGTTGACACGCACATGTACACATTTAACGGTGTTGACGGTAAAAAATATTATGTGCAGAAGGAAATTGCAGCAGAAGCGCTTACAGGCAGCGTTAAAGTTAAAGGAAATTCAGAATTTATTGTACCGGAAAGAGTTACAGTCATTGAAATAACAGCCGGTTCCGAAATGAAACCCGAAGTGAAATATGTCAAAGTAACGCCCGGATCAACTCTTAGTATTGAGTTTTTTCATATGCATCCGTGGGATTACGGGTGGTTTATAGAAAGTGAAAGCGATAAAGTTTATGGAACACAGTTTTTAATGACAGATAGTATTACAATCAGATGGTCGAGTGAGATAAACGAGCATGAAACGGAAGCGGATTTAACAACATAGCAGGAGGCCGAAAATGACATTCTTTCAAAATCTGAAAAGAAAAATAAAAAAATATAACAAGCCTCCTATCTGGTGGGGCGGATTTGTTACATGCGTTTTTGTCTTAGATTTGATTGATTTTGCGGAGTATTTCTGCCGAACTTCTCTCAATCTCTTGGACAAATGGGAATCAAAGACAGTCGTAAGCGTTGTGCTGATGTACATCTTGTCATTTATTAACAGTGCATACGGCGTAGTGCTCAACGCTTATTTTTGGTTGATTATCATTGACATCAGTACGCGCTGGCTGGCTATTGGTTATCAGTATCTTGTAGATAAGGGGATGGATCCTGATTACTTAACAACGCGAGAGAAACTGTACGGCATTGTTCTTGCGTTCAGCGCGAAACGCTTAAAATCTAAGATTATGCTGTGGGGATTTTTAACAAAATTCATTCTCTTCACAATTCTTATTCTCACTGCTTCACAGATTGATACGGTTTTATCGGCGATAGAGATACCGTTGTCATGGCCGGTGCTTAAATTCATGTTCGGGTATATTTGCTACAACGAGATTTTATCTATCTGCGAGAACCTACGGGACGCGGGAAATCATCATATCGACAAGTTGATAACATTACTCGATAATAATATTTTTGCAAAACTCAAGAAATAACCGCTGAAGGGCGGTTTTTTAGATGGAGGCACTTATGACAATAGCCGAATTTAAACAAGAGCTCATTGACAAAAGAAGCTATTTTTATCAGTTTCCGTGGCCGGCTACTACATACGGACACTGGTCGGCCGGACGGTACTTCACAACGTTTAACGACTATCATTTTAATGTTGACGGCGACGGAGAGATCATCTACACAAGACCGCTCGATGAGGTACCGAAAGCAACTTGGCACAGGAACACAGGTAGCATTGCAATTGCTCTGTGCTGCTGCTATAACGCCCGTCCAGATGACTTGGGAGAATACCCGCCTACGGAGGCACAAATTGAAACGCTGGCGAAGATGTTTGCTGTTATTGCCGAGGTTTTTGACAATCCGATTGACCGTGAGCATTTCATAACACACGGAGAGGCCGCAAACGATGACGGCTACGGCTTGTACAGCGGAGATCCTGACTGCCGCTGGGATTTAGAGCAGCTGTGCGATCAGGACGAAATCGGAACCGGCGGAGATATACTTCGCGGGAAAGCACAGTGGTATTTAGAAAACGGGGTGTAAAATGTATGAAAAGAAAAAGATTATCACTATTGCTTGCGCTGTCGTTGCTGTTGTCGCCCTACTCGTATATCTCATATTCAGCGGCACCAGCGGCAACGGAAACGGTGGTGATGCAAAGAACACAGTACGAGAGGCTCAAGACTACAGCAAGCAATCAGCAGATGCGGTTAGATCTGCTGGAGAGCAAATTAAATCTGCTGGAGAGCAACTCGACCGAAGCATCTCAAGAGTTGACCGAGCTACGGAATCAGCTGACAGAGTGCAGAAAAGAATTGATGAGAACTCAAGAACAATTGCAGAGTGCAGAGATATCATTGCAGACGGCAGAAGAGAACTTAATGAAGCTGCAGATATATTTAGACAGATTGACGAAGAAAATAGATGAGTTGACACATGACCTGAAGCTTGCGAAGCGGCAAAGAAATCTCTGGTCATACATCGCAGGAGCTGTGGCAACAGGCTGGCTGATAGACAAATTAAGTAATTAACGGGGCGGGAAACCGCCCTCTTTTTTTTATTGCATGATATAAAGATAATTTATAATAAAACAACTTGAAAATGTATTGACTAATCAAATATGATATTGTAATATATAATCAAGAAAGGGAAAACACCACAAATTATTTAAACCATAGGAGGTAAGAAAAATGATTAGAAACATCGGAATCGAAGAAGGCGGAAGAATTTTAACGGACGGGAATCGGACAATAAAATTCGAAAGAGTAGACAGGGGCTACGAGATGTATGAACTGAGTGGGAACAGATATACCCGCTGCGGAATCGCGAACGCAGACGAAGAAACATCAGATGCGGATTTGTGGGCAATCGCCACAGATGATTTGTATTAAGAGAGGAGAAAGAAAAATGAAAGTAAGAATGTATAGAAACTATGATAAATTTCCATACGAGAGTGATCATCACGGGAACTTTAACGGAAGAATGATATTCACATTCTTCCGCCCGATTGGAAGGGAGTTCGACTGTATACTGGTCGAGCTCACGGAAGGATACAAACCACTACCGCTGGAAAAGTACGAACACTACAGCGGATGGCAGATGGAGTTAGATCAGGTCGTAAAAAAAGAAGAAGACGGAATGTACAACACTCGCGGATTAACTATGAGGTTTTTCGATGAGAAAAACTGGGACTACGTAAACGTTCCAAAGGGGTGGCTCGATACTTATGCAAAGGAAGAGACGGTGCCGGAACTTTGCGGTCGTGAAAATATACCGGTTAAATTCATCAGAATTGAATATTCAACGGTAAAAGAACTTGCCGAAAAATTTAATTGTGAGTATGTAGAACCGACAGATGAGTTTTATGCCAGCTTCCGAAAAAGAATAAATGAATATATAAGCGCTTATAAAAAGTGGAAAGATGTGAAAGAAGAGGTTAACCGCAGATCAGTTACGATATTCGAAACTCTAAAAGAAAGAGTTGAACTCAAATCAAACTGGCACGAAAAAACATACATCGGAAACCCTGGCGATTACGTATTAAATATAGGAGAGAACCGGTATCTTATACTCGGAGTTATAGCTGCAGAAGACACTTCACCGAGCAGCGAGCATATGTTGCTCAATGTACAATCTTTTAATCCGGACGACCGGGAAACTCGTTTACCCGCGGTAGGACTTCCGGAAAACACACCTGCGGAGATAATTGACATGATAGAAAAAGAATCTACACGCCGAGACGTATTAATAAGCAGTCATGGAGAGGAGGATTGGGGCTAATGGCGGAAAATAAAAAAATCAGTGCGAACTGGGGCGGGCGCCGTAAAGGGTCCGGCGCTAAAAGAACACTGCCGCCGGGCGCCAGAACACGGTCTGTCAGGATGACCGACGAAGAATGTGAAAAGGTGAAAGACTTTTTGAAAAAAATGAGAGAAAAAAATGAAAACGGTAGATAAAATAAAAAGAGCGATATCATTATCGCTCTTTTTAATTTTGTGACTCATATTGCTTTTTTAATAAGCGGAATTTTGAAATGTAGAATAAGTGGCAATCTACATGATTTCTCTTGGGTCACCAGAATATGTTTATCCGAACTCCCCATTTTACAGAATTTTGTAAGATGGGG